CGGGGCCCGCTCCGCCACACCCCTTTGTGCGCCCGGCATTCGACGCTCGGGCGGAGGACGCATACGGCGAGATTCGCCGTGTGCTGGAAGATGAAATATCCAAACGATCATGATTGAAGGAGGAGAGCATTATGCCTAATCCCGCTGCTTCCCCGACTGTTTCTTCTACAGTCGGCCTGAAGAACATGGTGATCGCTGAGCTGACCACCGATACCGAAGAGACCCTGACCTATGGCGACCTGCAGCTGGTGGCCGGTGCGATTGAGGCTTCCATCGAGCCCCAGAACGCTGATCCAGACGTGCAGTTCGCCGACGACATCGAGTTCGATGTCCTGTATCCCGATCCCGAGCTGACCTTCAAGACGAAGATGGCGGACATTCCGCTGACCATCCAGGAGAAGGTCTTCGGCAACAAGATCGACGACAATGGCGTGCTTATTCGCAGCGCTACCGACACACCGCCCTACTATGCGGTTGGCTTCATGTCCGAGAAGTCCAACCACAAATTCCGCTATGTGTGGCTGTTCAAGGTGCGGGCCAAGCCGGTCACCGAGAACTACTCCACCAAGGAGGGCACCAAGGTGACCCGGCAGACCGGAGAGATCGAATGGACGGCCATCAAGCGGACGCATGACGGCCAGTACCAGGCGGTTGCCGACGAGGGCGAGAACGGCTTTACGGCTGAGAAGGCTGCAACCTTCCTCCAGTCCGTGTACGAGCCGTCTTTCACGCCCGCCCCGTGATAATGTTTCTTTCGACAATGCTGCCGCAGGCTCCTGCCTGTGGCAGCGCACATTTTAGGAGGAATAACGCTTATGATTACCTGTAAGCTGGGCGATAAGACATATACCGTGGATTACATCACGGGCCGTGCCCTCCGGGAGATCGAACCGGCGGCGAAGATGTACACCCGAATCAGTGAAATCTCCGAGGCTGCTGTGAAGGGCGAAACTGTAGAGAACCCTGACGGTCTGACCATTCCCGATGCGCTGGACGTCATGATCCGCTGGTTCTGCCTGCTGTTCAACAACCAGTTCACCCCGGACGACGTGCTGGACAACTACCCCGTGGATCGCCTGATGCACGACATCGTCATAGCGCTGTTCGCGGTGCAGGCGCAGACCACGGATGTGCTGGCCAGTTTCCCTACGACGGCAGCGGAGGACTGACACCCCCGGATGGCGACAGGCTTACGCTGCAGGATTTCATTTACTCAACCTACAACTCCCTGCTGGACGCCGGTTGGCGCATGCAGGAGATCGACCAGATGGATATGCTCGGCTTTTTAAAGGTGCGGGCATGGAACTCCAACCGAGCGAAGGACAAGGCAGAACCGAAACAGAGATTCATCGACGAGGTGTGGCCAGGGCTGAAACCGTGAGAAAGGGCATTTCTTATGGAAAATGTCTTTTCTCATGGCTTTTCATGTGGTATACTGGATGCAGAAACAGGTACTCAACTCGGAATTTGAAGAAGGGAAAAAATGAAAGCTGTAAATACGCCTTCCCGCGCCAGAAGGATCATTGGTGACATTCTGCTTGTGCTGGCCATTCTTCTCTTTGCTGACGTGGTTATCGTCATGCTCCATAAAATCAATGCCGTTGTCCTGAAAGCGGATTATCAGGATGTTTTTCAATACCAGGTCATCCTTTGCACGATCCTGCTGCTGTTCGCGCTTGATATCCGTTTCAGTCTCTTTACCCGGTGGAAACCCACTGCCGTTCGGATTGCCGGCTGGGCTTTGCGCGTTATCGTTGTTGTTCTCACCGTGGTGATCCTATTCTTCTGCGGAAAGGTGATCTGCGGCAGCATGATAAATAATGCGGGCCAGGCAGATCATGCAATCGTACTTGGACTGGCGCTGGAAAACGGAAAACCGACAGACGATCTGTTGGCAAGACTGAACACCGCCCAAACGTATCTGGAAAAATACCCAGAAGCACAGTTGATTCTGACCGGGGGCAACGCGGATGACGTTTCAGGTCGCACGGAAGCAGCCGTCATGCGCGATATTCTGATTGACCGTGGGGTGACGGAAGATCGGATGATTCTGGAGGATCAGGCGGCAAGCACCAAAGACAATTTCCGGAACACAGCGCAGATTATTGACCCCGATCGACCTGTCGTATTGATCAGCAGCAACTATCACATGGACAGGGCTGTTCAGACGGCAAAGCGCACGGGATTTTCAGATATCCTGCGACTGCCCGCACCGTCATCGTTCCTTAGCTATGGTGCCAATGTCATGTCCGAAGTCGTTCTGGAATTGAATGAGTTAACGCTCAAACAGTAAGGAAATCGTGCAAATTCCAGTTTTCCGAGATGTATAAATCGACCTGCGTCGCGTTAGCGGCGCATTTTTAATGCTCAAAATAGGTGGTGAATCCTCATGGCAGAAGTCCTGCGCGACCTCGTGGTATCGCTGTCCCTGAAGACGGACAACTTCTCCAGAAATATCAACAGCATCAACCGCCAGATCCGCGAGGCGGAGAGCGCCTTCAGGCTGGCCGGGACTGGTATTGACAACTTCGGTAATACCACGGCGGGCATGTCGAGCAGGCTGTCCATGCTTCAGACCAATCTGGGGCATCAACGGGATGCTGTGGGTCAGTGGGAACGCGCTCTGGCCACCGCCAATGCCCGCCTTCAGGAGAGTCATGCCAGGTATGCTGATTATTCCGGCAGGCTGGAAGAAGCCCGGCAGAGACACCAAGCCCTGGGTGATGAGCTCAAGGTTCAGGAGGGCTATCTGCAGGAGATCGCCGACGCATGCGGTACGGACTGCAATGCGTACAAGGAAGCATCCGAGGCCCTGGAACCCCTGCGGGCAGAATACGCCGCCAGCGGTGAAGAAGTCAAGAAGCTCGAAGGCCAGTGCACCTCCCTGCAGCGGGCCATGCAGCGCGACGCGGACGCCGTCTCTCGGGCACAAACCGAGCTCAATAATGCCCGGGCCACGGTACGCGAGACGGAAGCGGAAATCCGAAGGCTCACACAGCAGTTGCAGATCTCCCGCTCCGCCTGGACACAGGCGGGCGCTGCCCTGACGGCATTTTCCACCAAGCTGACGGCCATCGGCAAGAGCGCTACCGCGCTGGGACGTCGCATGACCGTCATGATCACCACGCCAATCGTGGCGATGGGCAAGAAGATCGTGCAGGCCAGCCTGGACTTTGAGTCCTCGTTTGCCTATGTGCGCAAGACCGTGCAGGCGACGGAGGAACAATACGATCAGCTGGCAGCTGCGTCCAAGCGGTTGTCCACGCAGATAGCCACCTCCACCACGGACATCAATCACGTCATGTCCACCGGCGGTCAGCTGGGTATCGCCACAGAACACATCGAGGAGTTTTCGCGGGTCATGATCGACCTGGCGAACAGCAGCACAGACCTGGACGCGGACACAGCGGCCACCAGCCTTGCCAAGTTCGCCAACATCATGGGAACCGACCAGTCGCTGTTCAGGAACATCGGCTCTACAGTCGCCGAGCTGGGTAACAACTTCGCCACCACCGAGGAGCCCATCGTCACCATGGCGATGCGTATCGCCGGTGCCGGTAAGCAGATCGGCCTGACAGAGCCCCAGGTGCTGGGGCTGGCCGCCGCGCTGTCCTCGGTCGGCATACAGGCCCAGGCGGGCGGCTCTTCCATGTCCAAGGCTCTCATCAACATGGAGGTTGCAGCAAAAACCGGCGGCGACGCCCTGAAGGACTTTGCCATGGTCAGCGGCCTGACGGAGAAGGAATTCGTCGAGCAATGGGAAAACGACCCGGTGCAGGTGTTCCAGAAGTTCATTGAAGGCCTGGGCAAGCTGGACGACGAAGGCGCGTCCGCTGTCAAAACCCTGAACGATATCGGCATCAGCGAAATCAGGCTCAGGGATACACTCCTTCGTGCCACCAATGCCAGCGAGATGTTCTCCAACGCCCAAAAGATGGCCACGCAGGCATGGAAGGAGAATACCGCTCTGGAGACCATGGCATCCAAGCGCTATGCCACGCTGCAGAGCAGACTCACGAACCTGAAGAACCGCGCCGTGCTGTTTGCCCAGACCCTGGGCGACGACCTCCGTCCCACCATTGAGCGGGTCATGGAGAGCGTTGGCAAGTTCATCGACCGGCTGCAGAACATGGATCAGGGACAGCGGCTCCAGATTGCACGGTTCGCGGCCCTCGCCGCTGCCGCCGGGCCGGTGATCCTGATCTTCGGACGATTGGCCACAGGGCTCGGCAAGCTGACCGGCTGGCTGGGCACCTTCTGTACCGCTGTCGGCAAGGCCGGTGGCGGGATGTCCGGTCTGCTCACCGTGCTTGCGAAGTCGCCTGCCGTCTGGCTGGCCGTCGGTGCTGCTGTCGTTTATGGTGTTGCCAAGCTGTGGGACTGGGTCTCTGGGGCAAAGATGGCCCGGGAGGCCACGCAGGCGCTCATCGATACGGCAAATGAATGGAAGAACGCTGCCGCTGAAACCTTCTATGGGAAAAGCGGTGCGGGACTGTCCTTCTTCGGCATGTCCGAGGACGACTTCAAGAATGACGACACCGCAA